GTGATTGAGACGGACATGACTGGATGGGATTGGACGGTGCAGGCTTGGGAGCTGGACGCTGACGCGGAGATGAGAATCTCGCTGTGTCGCGACGCTTCCAATGCTTTTGCCCGACTGATCCGCAACCGCGTGTTTTGTCTCTCGCTCTCGGTGTTTTCTACCAGTTCTGGAAAGTTGTTTGCTCAAGTTGAGCGTGGCTTGCAAAAGTCAGGCTCCTACAATACAACGAGTACGAACTCGCGCATTCGTGCGTTGGCAGCCCTTTTAGTGGGGTCGCGGTGGGTTTGCACCATGGGCGATGACTCGCTTGAGGGTGGTTGTGGACAAGATGGCCTGGTTGATCGCTATGCGGAGCTGGGCCATGTTGTCAAGCAATTGAGTGTCAGACGTGCTGGTGAGCGCTTCGAGTTCTGCTCACACTGGTTTTCCCAAGCCGGTGTTGAGCCCTCGTCGTGGCCCCGGACTTTCTTTCGCCTGCTGAATCAACGGCAGTCGCGTGAGGAGTTTGTACAGCAGTTTCGGCTGGTACTCCGCAATTGTCCAAATTTGGGGAAACTCCTGGAAATTTTACAGCTGGTGGGGTGGTACCAGCAAGATGACCAGGCACGGGAAGAAGAAGATTGTTCAGGTGATCCGACAGGTGGTCAAGCAGAAGAAGAAACGCGTGCGCAAGCGCGCGGGACGGAATCAGCAGGCCCCCGGTGGAGGCTTTCAGCCTCTCCAGCAGTCAGTGCCGATGCGTGCGAATGTGCGCTCGATGCGGACTGGTATGTCTGGAGTCGCCTCTGACTATTGTTCAGCTATGTTGAACCCGCGGGACGCTACCTTGTGTCCTACGCCGGGTGCACCTAGCGCTCAGCGCTGCCTCATTGCGAAGCCGTGGTTCTCTGGAACTGCGACTGCCAATGCTGGCTCGTTGGGTTTCATTGCCGTTGATGCTCAAGCTCCAATCAACATCTTCCCAGGCGCTTCTGCCGGATCAAGCGGGCAGGGAAGGCCCGTTTGGGCAAGCGTCACTGGCTTTGCAGGATCCGCTATTACTCAGCCCAACGGTACGACCGTGGCTGGCTATGACCATAACGGCCCCTTCAGCCAGACCGACTACAACGATGGAAACATGCTAGGAC